CGGGGGGCCTTTGTTTACTTGAACGTATCAGATAACGCCTTGTGGCGCGATTTGCAATCATTATACAAGCCGATGACTTGCAACGACCACGGCAACACGTCCGCGCCGGTACCGCCCTCAAGTTTAGGCAGGTTCGGGCATGGCTGCACAAGGTCGGCCGGCGGTTTAATTACCGTCGGCAATGGCGGCGTTGATGACTGACAGCCCATCAGAATCAACGCAGACGTTACGAAACACAGGCTTTTCAACAATCTTTTGCACTTGAACATATCTCACGCGCTCCTTTTCTTCACGCACGGCTTTTTCTGACTGATACTTTTCAGAAATAACCTGATCGGACTTAGCTTTTTCAATCGCGGAATCTTTCAGACGGCTTGAAATTTCAGCCGCCATTGAATCACGTCCGCGCTTGTATTGGGCGGCGTGGTCGTATTGCCACGCGCCCACAACCAGCACGAAACAAGCCGCGATAAGAATCAGTTTCCAGTTTTTAAGTAGCAGGCTGTTCATAAGTTTTCAACATCGCTTTGTAGTTTTTCAATTCGCTTTGGGCAAACTCAAATGCTTTAAAGTCGGCGTTTTCGCTCGCTTCTTTGCTTTTGGCTTCCCATTCGGCGATACGCGCTTTCAGAAATTCGACAGGATTCATGGCTACTCCTTAAACGTGCAAGCCAGGCAAATAGACAGTCTTGCCGCCTTTCTTGGTCGCTGTCATGATTTGGTTACGCATTGGGCTGTTACGGCGGAAACCTACATGCACCCATGCGCCATCACCACGTTCAGGAAACTCAAGAATCAACTGGTCAAAGGTCAGTTTGCCCTCGTCCCGCATTTTGATTAAAAGTTTCGCAAATGCCAAAGAGGTCAAGCCCACTGCGTCACAGTCAGCCGCCAAGCCGAAACGATGGGCGGACGTTGGACTACCGCCTACCAGCTTGTTCACGCGCTCACTGCGGAAACAGCTTGTAACGATGATTCCGCGGCCAACATAGGCGCGGATTTTCTCAAGCTGTTGCGCCGTGTAATAGATGTTGTCCATTTCGGCAGATGATGGCTTGTTCTCAATACCGGCACGGCGTGCAGATTCGCTGCGTGTCAATTCTTTTAAACTAAAGTGCTCAGTGATTTGCATTTTTACTTCTCCATTAAAAAAGGCCGTCTGATTTCAGACGACCTGTCGTTACTCTTTATCGATAAATTTGTCAGCCGTTTTCTTCGCCCACTTCTTCATCATTCCCGGGGCAAGGGTTTTCACGGTATCCATCGCGTGGCCTGTCAAAATTCCGACAAACGCGCCGGCAATAGCGCAAGTCCATACCTGATTTACCATCAAAAACCGTTCCACTACCGCCGCCGCTGCCACTGCCGATACAACCGCCTCGAACAAACTTGATACGATTTTGTCGTGGTCTTTAATACTCGACCACGCGCTGCCGACAATACCGCCCCCTATGGCAAACAGGTAGCCAAATTGGAAAAAATCCATTATTCCCCCTTTAGGCCGTCTTTCAGTTTTCTGCCCGAAAATAAAAATTTAAGTGAGTTGTTCCCAGCCAAAAGGCACAAGAATGACAGAATCGGCGGAATAACCATGCCCGTGTGAGCAGGAGGAAACGCTCCCCAAAACGCCTGCGCCGTCAGATACCAAATAAACGCCGACACCAGCAATAAATAGCCTGAAAAGACGTTCCCGCGATACGTCTGCCAGTACATCGCCGCCAACTGTAACAAGCCGATACCGCCGAAAACTGGAATCAGGATAGATTCAGGTATCGATTTGAATTTGTAATAGATAGGCCAGTTATAAATGTCCACAGGCGAAAACGCGAAAACGGCGGCATAACCAATCATCGACAACCCACTGGCAAACTCGACCACGCGCGTACCAGTGCCAAACAGCCACTTTTGAAAACGTACAGGCAGAAAACGCCATTCCAAAACATATTTAACCCATTTCAATGAGTTACTCATTTCAAATCTCCAAAGAAAAAGGACTTTTTGACAAAATTATCAAAAAGTCCGTTTACGAAAAAAAGCCATCAAAATTATGGCAAACTAGTAGGCCATGGGTCGTTGGTAAGGTACATGATAGAACTTACCCGAATATCCCCAATGTCTCGGTCAGTAGGAACAGGGTCAGTAAACTGGAAACGTAGCATATTGCCATCGCCTGGCCCACCTAAATACCATGTTCCGTACGGCGTGCCCTTGTCGTTGTGGATACCGCCAATTAGGCTAAATTCTGACCTAAACCCTTGCGGAACTTGGTGTAAACCTAAAATAAAAACGTTCCGCTCTCTGTCAGCCGGCTGAATAGAATACCCTGGCCCACCACGTCGCACGATACCGAACCAGCCCCAGCTTAAACCGCCGAATTGATACATAACAGTATCGTTTTTGCGTCTAACTTTTAGATATGACGCCCCCAATTTTGAAGCAATGGTAAGCGTTCGCCAGCCAGTATCACCAGTCAAGACTTCCCATCCTTGGTTATTCGTTCCGGTTCGTTTTATCCACTTCTGCGCGCCGTTTGTGGCTGCTGTGTCCACATAGGTTGTCCCGACTGGTGCAGTAACCTTTCCGTTAGGCATACCAGTGCCGTGAATTTCATACTCATTGGCAGGTGCGTTTGTAGCTGATTGACTTGGTAGCGTTACACTTCCTCCACCATCTGACAGAGTGAGTGTGTTTCCGGATAAGGTCAGTTTTTGCGGGATACCTACGCCGTCACGGCCATCTGCTCCTTTTGGACCAGTTAACCCAATAGGTCCTTGCGGTCCAGCAGGTCCGATTGGGCCTTGTTCCCCTCGCTCGCCCCTTTGTCCGTCTTGCCCTCGTTCACCTTGCTGGCCTTGTGGTCCTATCGGTCCACGCTCGCCTGCATCGCCTTTTGGACCGGGCAAACCATCTGCACCTTTAGGGCCGGGTAAGCCAGTATCTCCTTTATCACCTTTAGGACCAGCAACGCCGTCTATACCTCGTTCGCCTCGCTCGCCTGGTAAGCCGTCCGCGCCTCTTGGTCCAGTATCGCCTTTCGCACCAGGCAAACCGTCTGCTCCTCGCTCACCAGTTGGACCTATTGGACCTATTGGACCTGTCGCGCCATCTTCGCCTTTCTCGCCTCGCTCGCCCTTGAACTTGGTGAGAAACTCCTCAAAAGTGCCAGTAAAGCCAAGCTCCATTTTGGCGCGGTCATACAAATCTTTCCCTGCACCTTGAGCAATGGCGGTTTCCTTAACGTCAATCTCAATGGACGGCGTTTTGTCCGATAGAGTAAATATATATTCCGTCATAGTGTTACCACCTCCAGTAAGCAAATTTCGCCACGAATCAGCGTGTGCCGTGTCGATACATTCAGAATGTCGTACTTGGCACGTCGCCATTTCGCATTTTTGGAAAATTCAGGCGGAAACACCAACGTTAGGACGTTTTCAGCCACTTGGATATTCGCCGTAGCATCGAACTTTTCCCCAGTGTTAGGCACGACCATCATTTTCAAATTAGCGGTCGATAAATCAAACGGCTTACCGTCCGCCGTTACCGTTACCTCGAAACGTCGTGCGTTTCCGCGCGGTATCTCGATGTTTATAATCGGTATTTCCGCTTTGATTTTAATCATAATTCCCCCTTTCAGGGTTTACAAAAAAGCCGCCTAAACCATTCAGACGGCCTGACCGTTAAACAAATTTGAAATCACGTTTCATCTGTTTCAAAAGCTTTGCCAAATCCTTTTTGTGGATAAAATCGCCGCCTGTCGAGTTGATGATAATCGTGCTGTCGTCGCCGCCTGATTGGCCTGCCATTTCGCGGATTGTTTGAGCGTGTTCAGCAGGCAAAACCATCTCATTTTCGTGCAACTGAGTGAGAGGGTTGATGCCTGCCGGGATATCCCAACCACCTGCCGCCGATGGAATCCGTGTCGTGGTCGTGGTTGTTTGAGAACCACCGCCGCCGCCCATCAAGCCCATCACGGCTGCCATAATCGCGGCCATTGCTGCGACTGCAAGAATCGGGCCAACATAAGGGATAGAGGCTTGCGAAGCCGCCGCGCCCGACGCCGCCTGTGTTGCGTTGGCAGTAACGACAGATGTAGTCTCAGTCGCTTTGGTTGCAGCCGTCTTAGCCGCCGCTGCTGTTTCCAGTGTTTCCTTAGTCCCGAAAATCATCTTGTAAATCGCTGATTCCTGAACCATGCGCTGCATCATACCTGCCAGCGGCTTTGTAACCATTTCCCGAATAAAGGTTTGCCCCATACTCTTGAAAAAGTTATTCATGGCCGTGCGGAAATTCTGCGTACGCGTGAGCATGGCTGAAAAAGCCTGTCCCATCTGCTGCTGTGCTTCTTGCCAAACGTTCTGTCCGCCGTCTTGAAGCATTTCCATGACGTTCGGCGCATCTTTGCGGCGTTGGCCTTCGCGTTTACCCTCGTTCTTCGACTGTGTCCGTTCATGACCTTGCCCAAGTTCCGCCATCTGTGCTTTAAGCTTATCAATGGCCGTCTGACTATAAGTCGGGTCTTGTTCAGCAAGTGCAATCCGTTCTTGCAACGCATCATAGGCAATTTGATAACGGCGATTTTCAAACTCGATTTCCAAATCAAGGCGTTCGAGTTGCGAGATACGGCCTTCAGACAGTGCTTGGTCGGCTGCATCCTTCTCCATTTCAAGCTTGTGCTTGTCCAGTTTCTCCCATTCAGCCACCTGGTTCATTTTCGCTTCAGTTGACTGCTTCGATAACTGGTCTTCAAGGGTCAGGATTTTTTCACGCAGTTTCAAGCCTGTTTTACTGCCAGCATCAACCGTTGCCAGTTTCTCGCGCCAGTAGGCAGCCTCACGCGCTAAATCCCATTCTTGGTGCGTGAGCGTTTCGCGCTGCATTTCACGGTGTGCAAGTTTTTGGGCTTTGATTTCCTCTTCCCAGCCTTGCATTGGGTCTTGAGCCGCTCCTGAGCCGCCTGCATGACCCTTTCCGCCGCCTTTACGTCCGCCGCTACCTTTACGACCTGAACCACCGCCACCACCACCGCCTGTAGGAGCGTGAGCTTTGGCAGAACCTCCGCCGCCACCGCCACCGCCGCGCATGGCTTTGGCTTCGTGGATATTGGCCGCGCGTTCTTTGATGGCATTTGCCATTGCTCCGGCGCGGTCTTTCGTCATGCTGTCTGCAATACGACCGCCAAGCCCGCCGTCATTCATTCGTCCCATTTGGACGTTGTTCAGCTTTTCAATGCCCGAAACGCCAACCATAGACGCGGCTTTATTGGCATAATCAATCATGCTGTTAATCATGCCGACTGCTTTGTTTACCATCCACTCAATCGCGGAAATAAACACGTTGCCAATAGCCTTGCCAAGATTGGCAAAGAATTGCGGCATATTGTTGGCGGCTTCTTTAATCAACATCCAGCCAGTCGCGAAGGTGTTGATATAGACGTTGACATACGCCCCAATGGTGCTTGAGATTAAGCCCATCACGCGCTCAAATACCGCCGACCATCCGCCGACATTCTCGTCAACCCATGCCGTCAACTCGCCGAACCATGATTTAACGGTATCGACAGCCTCGCCGATAGTTTCCGTGATGACTTGCCATACTGCCTGAATCACATCAGAAAGATTCGACCAGCCGTCCCCGAAAACGTCTATTTCATCGCCGAATTGGGCGATAAGGCCGATGACCGCGCCGATTGCAACAGCCACAATCCCGAACGGATTTACCAGCAAAGCCGCATTTAAGGCTAGCGTTGGTACAACAGCGGCAGCAACAGCAACCGCAAAACCTGCAACAATGGGGACAACTAAATTCAGGTTGTCGGCAATCAGTTTAATAACAGCGGCGATCACCGACATTGCGCCGCTGTCGTTCAGCAGCTTGGAAACCATGCTTTGCCAGTTATTTGAAAATACCGTCAAAGCCTGACCCATCGTCATAGGCATTTTGGCCGCCTGCTCGCCGAATTTCTCAGACGCGCCGGATATGGCTTTAAAAATCACATCCGCCGTCAATTGCCCTTCACTGCCCAGCTTTTTAATCTCGGCGCGTGATTTGCCCATATATTCTGCAATCGTATCAAGCAGAATCGGTGCGGCTTCAGCAATGGATTTAAATTCATCGCCCTGCAATACGCCGCTACCCAAAGCCTGCGACAACTGCATAAGCGCGGCGGCCTGTTGTTGCGCCTGTACGCCGCCGATAGCCATCGCGTTATTGGTCGCCTCGGTAAAGGTCAAAATCTCCTGTTGCGTGTAGCCGTAGTCTTTCAAGGCGCGGCTTGTGGAAACGTACAGATTCGCCGTTGATTCCAATGAGGCGCGCGTATTGTTTGCCACATCCAATAACTGACGTTGTATTGCCAAATACTCGCTTTCAGACGATACAACCTGTCTGACTTGTGCGTTGATTGACTGCATGGCATCGGCAGTATCAAGCATGGACTTAGCAAATGACAGTGAGGCAAACCCTGCCAAAACTGCCCCAATTTTCCCCACCCCCCCGGCGGCCGCCGAAGCCTTGCCGTCTGTCTGCTCAAGCTCGCTGTTCAATTGCTGAACCTTGCGCTCATATGTTTCTACGTCAATCGCGCCAAGATTCAACAACTGATTAACTTCTGCCAGCTTCGCCTTAAACTGCTCCATCGGCGTACGCGTTTCTTCGTACACTTTCCGCGCCGAAGAAGAGATTTTGTTAAACATCCCCTCTTGTGCATCGCCAAGCGTTTTAAAAGTTGATGGGTTAACGTGAAACGCCTGCTCCATCGACTTTTTCATATCGTCAAAATGCGTTTTCAATCGCGCTTTGACGTTACCAATAGCGTTTTCAATGGCCTTTGAAGCCGATTCCGCAGAGTTTGCCGCTTGGTTAAACCCTGCCGCCGTGCCGTTTTCGACGGTTATTTTGATTTTTGCTTCTAAATCGCTCATACGACCGCCCATAAAAAAGCCCGTGAATCATCGCGGGCGTGTTTTCAATTTACTTACGCTTCAATCAGTTCAGCACCGGAAAAGACGCTTTGTTCATTTCCCTGCTCAACAGCTTTGCCGTACAGCCAAGCGCGTGATACTTCCGCGCCGTCAGGTAAGCCGTTCACGGTAACAGAATGGGAACACAGCGGATTGCGGCCTGCTTCGTATGCCTTTTTAGATACATAGCCGTTCATCGTTGCCGTAACATTGTTGTACTTGTAATCGATACCTACATATTCGATTACATGATAGTTCGCCACTGCGCCGGTGCTTTCGTCTTCAATTTCATGTTTGATTGCGATTACTTGTTTTGCCATGATTTTCCTTTCAATAGGCATTAAAAAACCCGCAAATGCGGGCAAAATAATTTCAATATTTAATTTCCGTAACCCAATGGGATACCGTCTAAGTCAACCATAAAAATATAAGTGCTGCCGGGCGTTGTCCATCCACTCATAGATTGCCACCAACCATTACCACTACCTAAATTAACTAAGGCATGTTGTACCGTGTTTTCATCACGGAAAAAGAATCCTTCAGCCAATTCAGCCGCGTAATCAGTAGTAAACCCTCCCGGCACATATACATCACTATTGTAAAGATGAAGCATAGCGCGTCTAACATAAGGAATAAAAACTCCTAAATTATCAGAATATTTCCGATAAGCACTTATATCAACCTTATAGTCTTTTTTCAAATCAGGGGATTGGTCGTAAGACAATTCATGAAACGATACAAGTTTTAGCCTATACCAGGCTGAATGGTAAACCAATTCCCCTTTATCATTCCATAATTTCAACCCCGCCCCACGTTCAGGCGGTTGCCATATATCAAAAATATAATATTCGATAGGGTCTATTAACGTGAAATTGTGCCAAATATAGATATTGAACCCTCTATCCGTACCCTGATGTACTGATTTTTCAGTTATGGGCAGCGCAGTTACCTTACTGTTATAATCGTATCCTCTTGGTTTCAATACGATTACAGGATAATTCATCCCCCTAGTATCAATAAAAGTTCTTTTACTATCCCCATTTTTCAAAAAATCTTTGTCGTATAGTAAACCTGACTTTCTTAAATGAAAATTTTGGTATTGATTGCTTATCGTAACTAATGGGGCGCCGCCGTTTGCATTAAATATCTTAAACATAAGGGCAAATCCCTAGAACTAAATTAATATAATCCCCTTTTTCATTACTCGCTCCGATCGCATTATCGCCATAAATCCACCCAATCCCAGGACTATTATAAAATTCGTATGAATAATGAACTTTTATGCCATCAATTCTAATTTCAGGCCACCCCGTCCCATCAATATCTGACATTGTGATAAAGTGAAATACTTTAAACCCATCAGGGATATTCGCTAATTCAGGAACCTCAATATATCCTTTCCATCCTTTACTGGACGTAGGGAGTTTGATTATTTTTAATAATTGCGGAAACCGAGAATCTACCTTATCCCGCAATGTTCCGTCTTCGTTATAGACTTTCAACCCTGCCGCCATTCATCCCACCTCCATAAAAGAGGCCGTCTAAAACCTAGACGGCCTTTCTTACATTGACAACTCAACAATAAGAACCCCTCGTTCGTTAAAGAACTGGATTTTATCATTCGTCATCTTCAGCCCAACATTACCGGACGCAGCAGATATTGACACTCTGCCATTATTATCAACAGTGAACCGACCATTACCAAGATTCAAACTGCCGCCGTTAATGTTGCCCATATTGGCAGAAATGGCAGACAAGTTATTCACATTCAGCTTATCAGCCGTAATACTACCAGCCGCCATTTCACGTGCCGTAACACTTCCAGCTTTCAGGCGGTTTGCGTTCAGCGTGTTTGCCGTGATTTTATCGCCGTGAATATCCCCAGCGTTCAATCTATCGACAATCGCCTTACCGTTTACCACCAATTCGCCGTTCACGCCGACACGGTTTTGCCGTGTATCGACCGTAAATGGGAAAATATCAGCCTTGCCAGTCGCACCAATGCCGAAGCGGTCTGCGTTCACAATAAACTTGCTTTCAGGCGTTCCGTTTTTAGGCGTGGTTGCCAAGCCGTAGCCAGCCACTTTGCCGTTAACGTCAACCTTGACCGTGTATTGCGCCTCCAAGCCGTTGATACTTTTGGCATGGGCTTGCACCGCTGACGTGTTGCCGTTAGCTTTGCTTTCCACTGTTGTGAAACGCTCGCCAAGAGATTTGATATCGCCTGTTGCTTGGGCTAAAACCCTCTGAACGACCTGCACCGTGCCGCGAACCTCCTGTAATCCGCTATCGTCCTCCGGCGCAGGTGTCCAGTCGGTCGCAACAGTGCCACGCTCCAGCTTAATACGGTCGATCCGTGAGGCAGTTCTACCGCTATTCGGGCCGCAAAAAATCAATAAATGGTCGTTTGACGGGTTGTTTTCCGACCGTTTCCATGTTGCTGACAGTCGGTAAACTCCATCAGACACTTTCTTCATTGTGCCTATCCAGTTCCAAGCGTTTGAGTTGAACGGCCAAAACGCTTCACGGTCGCTGCCCAAATCCCCCCAAATCGTTACAGTAACCGGCTCGCCCTCTTGTAACGAATTATCCGTCATTTGATATGACCGGATTAAATAGTCGGAATTTTGAACTTGCGTTGCGGAATCTCGGATTAGGTTTCTACCGCCGACAGATAAGTTATTGAGTTTCGCTGATAATTGGTTAATCTCACGCGCTCCGTTCGCAAGCCGTTCATTCACACTGCCTGCACCGTTGCCGTCAATCAAGGCGATTTTATCGCGCAAAGCCTTGTTCAGATTGCTTTCTGCCAAATCCGTGACTGACACATCAGTAACGGTAAACGCAATGCTGTTGCTGACGTGCATACCGTCTTTGCCAAAGCTGTCATAACCAGCGGCGCGTAAATAATAGGTCTTACCCTGTTGCAAATCCTTTCCGTTGCATTTCGTGATCGAAACAAATGTTTCCGCGCCATCGTAAACTTTATTCGCGTCTGTTGTTGGGACGGCCTGATTTTCAGATACCCAAATAACAATGCCTGCGAAATCCTCTTCAGACGGCATAGCGCATTTGAAAAACGCCTGACGCAAACCGCTGTCAATCTCAATGCCTTGCAATGGTTTGAGTTGAGGATTTTGAGCGGCTACTTGCGCCCAGTTGCCTGTCTTCCCGGTAACAGCACGTCCACGAACTTTAAAGACAACATCACGCACTTGGCCGCCGTCAGCTTTCATGTCGGCCTGCGTGTAGGTAAAGCCGTTGTCAACAATGCCGCTCAAGCTTCGCAGTCGTTTTTGCGTATTACCTGCATAGACTTCTACGTCGTAGGTATCAGCACCACCCAGCTTATCCCAAGCAATAACGGCTTCCTTACCGTATGCCCAAGATGAAGTTAGGCGTAAGTTCTGAATTTGCCCAAGTGGTGCGCCCTTGATGGTGTAGGAATAGGCCGGAACTTCTGCAAGCTCCTGCACACCACTACCAAAGACGTTAAAGGAAACCAGCTTAACCCAAACCGTGCGCCCTACCCAGTTCGCAGGGACGGCGTATTTGAACATCGCTTCATCGATACGCACAAACTGACTACCTGCATTGTGTCGATCGATGGTTGAGCCATACGCACCGCGTGTCAGATTGCCCAGCGTGTAACGTCCCACGCCTTTCAGTTCGGCAGTCTCGTAGGCCAAAAACTCGCCGTCAACGTAACACAAGGTCAGCAAATCGCGGCTGTCTTGCTCCGTTCCGCCTGTCATTTGTCCGGCAGAAATTTCAACGTTCAGGGTATTGGCGCGGTCAAAAACTGCCCCGCTTGCCAAAGGTGCAGACAGTGAGCCGAAACGCGCTTTCTTGTTGGTCGCACCGATTCGCGTGTAGCTATCGCCATCGGTCGAAATCCACACTTCAGCACCGCCCCACATATCGCCGCCAGCGGTTGCAAGCCAAATTTGAGGCTCGCCGCCAGTTAATTGTAAAGGTGCTTCAAAAACAACAGGCGCATGGGCGTTTCCGGGCGACTTGTTGTAATCGGCGGAATAACCTAAAGACGGTTGTGTTGGGTAAGCCGTAGCCGTAGCTGCGCCCATCGGAAAATCTTCGGCCTTGACGGTCAAAACGCCCTCTTCATCCTCCTCAATCTCAATGATTCGGACAGGCGTTTTATTAAGCCCCAAGCCCTCGTCTGTTAGCGTTACCAAGTCCATTGGCTCAAGCAGGCAGTATTTCCAACCAAGCTTAAACTCATATTCATTGCGAACGTACAAGGCACGCTGTAACAGCAGTTGCGCTACATGGTTTGCGACTTTAGCGTCGCAGATTCCGTGCATCTTCACGGCATCTTTAGGGCGTAGGCCGTATTGCTCAATATTCGCTTGGTCTTTTACTTCAGCCACGGCGATATTGTAGTCATTCGCACGGTCTAGATACTCGACTTGGATTTGGTTGTAGGCGTCAGCGTTGGTTTTGCGCTCAACCCTCAAAGGGTCTTCCGCGCCTGAGACGATAAAATCGTCATCAGTCAAGTCGTAAACAGGTGTCAGGTTTGGCACATAGGCCGCGCCGTTTCCTGACAGCTTCACGTCGCCATAAGGGACAATTTTCAGACGGCCTTGAGAAAACACTGCCGCGCTATTGGTCTGTTCCAACAGTTCGGAAATGTTTTGCTGTGCCTCCGTCTGCTCACTGTAAACAGGGCTTAAAAAGATACCTGCCGCGCGGCAATAAACACCGTAAACACTTGTATCGCCCAAGTTCTCAGCAGGGAATCCGCAACCGTAGTTCTGATTCGTCAGCATATCGCGGATAATCTCGCTCGGATTTGCGTCAGGAATTGAGGACGAATACCCCA